AAGCCGAGGCGAAGGTGGTTGTCGGAGTGATCGAGGACGAGCAGATCATCCTTGCCATCGGCAGTACGTAAGCCGCGGCCGATGATCTGAACGAACAGCATCTCCGACTTGGTGGGGCGCGCTACGATGATGCAGCGCACATCCCAATCGACACCCGTGGTCAGCGTGCCGATATTGACGACGACCTTGATGGTGCCGTTATGGAATCCCTTCCTAATCTCCCGGCGCTCATCGTCCGTGGTGTAGGCGTCCTGATAAGCGGTCGGCACACCGGCCGCCTTGAACTGTTCCTCCAGGGCATGAGCATGCTTGCGATCAACAGCGAAGCATAGCGTTGGCCGCCACTGACCCTTCTCCAGCCAGGTCTGCACGATGTCAGCGACCAAGAACTTCTGCGCCATCACCTCAGACAGCTCGCCCTCATGGTAATCGCCGGCTACGGTATGAACGCCGGAGAGATCGGGGTGCGTCGGCGCGAACACGCGGAACGGCGAAAGACGACCAGCGTCAATCAACTTTTGCGTCGTGGTAGCGCGAACGAAGCCGGTGAAATACTTGCCGAGACCCTTGGTCCACGGGGTAGCGGACAGTCCGATGAACGGCACGTTCTCCCACGCCGGATCGTCAAGCCACTTGTTGTAGAACTTAAACCACTTGTGGACTTCATCGATCAGCACCAGGTCGGCGTCCGGGATACGCTTGCGCCGTTGCAGTGTTTGTACCGACGCAATCTGAACGGGCTTCGACCAGTCCGTCAGAATGTGATCGGCCTGGATTACGCCAACATCGCGGATACCGTGCTCACCGAAGCGCTCGACCGTCTGGTCAACCAGGCTCAGCGCCGGGACGGTGAAGATCACGCGCTTGCCCTTGTCGCGCGCATTGGCGACGAGCTGGGCGGCAAGCACCGTCTTGCCGAAGCCGGTCGGCGCTTGCATCACCACGCGACGATGACCGCCAGCAATCGATCCGCGCAGAAAATCGATGGCGTCGTTCTGATCGTCACGCAGCTCGCGCATACTTCCTCTCCAGCAGAACGTCATTCCAATCCGTGCCAGCCACTTCCGGGATCATCACCGACACATTCAGCTCACGCTTACGGTAGCCGTCAGCGAGCGAGAGACGCCGAGCCAGTGCATAGGCTGCATTCTGACCAACGAAGTTCAGATCGTTGTCGGCAAAGATCACGATGCGCTTCACTTCATCTGGTGGCTCCCATGTTTGCATCAGATGCTCGGAGATCACCGACCACACCGGCACCCCAAACATGACGCTGGCGGCCAATGCCGTCTCGATGCCCTCCGCGACGCCGACCTCATCGGTCAGCACAGGCGCAAGGCGAATAGCGCCGCCCTTGGGGAACTCACCGGGCAGCATCTTGCGGGCAGGCTTCACGTCCGCCTTCCTGCCGTCATCAGTCAGGTACGTGCGATGCAGTGACTCTCCCTTGCCGCTAACACCGCACACCCGAGCAATCATCGCCGGATGAAAGGTGTTGGTTTCCTTGTGCAGCAGATTCGGGATGTATCGCAGCTCGCTCGACACGTTGGCGGAGAGTCCGCGCTTGACCAGATAGCGCCACACCGGACTACCGGGCATGACCGGCTGACTCTCGCGCCACTGCTCCCTCGCCATGCCCCTGGTATCGACCTTCTTCGGCTCCTTCTGCGGTGGCGCGTCCTTCGGCAGATTGCCTATGATCTCGTCGACCTTCTTGGCTGCTTCGGCATAGGTCCAGCCGTTGACCTTCATCACCAGGGTGATGCCTTTCCCGGCGCCGCAGCCGTTGCAGTAGTGATCTCCATCCTTCTGGCGGTCGTGGAAACGGAAGCGATCATCGCCACCGCAGGCAGGGCAGGGATGGTGCTTGCCATCGAGGACGGTGGGCGAGACGCCGAGCTGTGGCAGTATCTCGCGCCAGCGACCGTGCGCTGCGTCCAGGGTACGTGGCTTGTCCATTGAGTGAGTCATCAGTACTTCACTACCTGCTACGTAACTGACTCGTTACAGATACAGATTCAGAGACAGAACAGAACAGAACAGAGTCAAAAGCGTTAGCATTCCCGCTTCATCGCCGTTACGTGTAACGTTACATCGCCGTTTCATGGACTGTTACGCCGCTTGCTTTTGCTGTTTCTGTCGGTGTTTCTTCACCCGTTCCGCCGACGTGTCACTCTTGTATTGGCGGGTGTTCCAGTTGTGCGGGATGAGACGTCCGTCCTTCTTGTCGATCAGCTTGTTGCCAATGAAGTATTCCAACTCCTGCGCCAGATCGTCTGCGCGCATGCGGAGCATGAAGGCGAGGTCATCGAGGCTAGGTAGCTTTCCGTCATTCTTCGATGCAACGCACCAGATGTTGACGAGAAGTTTGAATCGCTCCGGAATGAGCTTCTGTATCTTCGGGTCGTTCACCATGTCGTCGTAGACGCGAAACCATCGGCTCATGCCGCCATCTCCATCGGCGGATCGAACATACCAACCTCATCACCCCAGCAGTCCCATCCCTGCCGCGACTCGCGAGCAAATAACTCGACACGCGGGCCGGGGCAGTACCGCTCGATGCGCCTGAACGCTTCGTCAGGCTTGCGCGAGTGCTCGCGTGCCGGAGAGATGATGATCTCATGAACGTCGCGCGCTACGCGCTCCGGCATGCCGGTGCGGAACAGTAACAAATCCTCGGCGTTCTTGCGTGAGGTGAAGCCCATGCCGGTGTGTAGATCGGTGCGGAAATTCATGAACGTGTCGTTGTCGTGAGTTTGAGCGAAGCTGCGCTTGAGCTTGACCCACACCGCGAAGCGTCCCGAATAGCGAGCGCCCCAAGCGCGCACCATCTTGTCCGGTGACCACTGCTTCTTCGATCCTGGCGGCGCGTAGAACTTGGGCGACGTCACCCACAGGAACACCCAGGCGCCGTCAGGATGCAGCAGATCAGCAACCGGCAGCGCCGCGATGTCGGCGTCGGTCATGCGCTTGTAGTGCTGCGGCCTTCCTTTGGTGCCAGCAACGAACCGCGTAGGCGGATCGAGCAGGATGCAGCGGTAGCCGTTCTTCTGGAGGCCGGCGAAAACGTGGTCCGGTGGAAGCAACTCGGTCATGCGGCGATCTTCATGTTATGCAGTCCGTTGCCGGCCTGACGTTGCTCGGTGATCCATTCGAGAAGCGTGTCATTCGATCTCAGATCAGATTGCTTGACGAAGTGAGCGGGATCGCCGTGCTGTGTCAGGAACGGAGATGTTTTTGCCTCAGCGGCAAACTGCCACCCGAGCAGTCGGTATTGCAGAGCGCTGACCTGCATCACTAGCGCAAAGGGGACGCATGGACTTTTCTGGATGTCCTTCGGCTTTACGATCAGTCGCCCATGCGAAAGGTCTGTAGACCGCACTTCGATTAACCCTCCAACATCCCGGTCTCTTATGCGTCCGATAGACGGACGCCAGGAGAGATTGAGAATGAGTGACGCAGAGAACTCGCAATGCGCGCCGCGAATATCCATGCGATCATGCGTGTGAGGCGGCCCATCTCCTGGATCGCGATCGAGTCGATTGGCATTCTGGAATCGTTTGCGACCCACCCAGGTGCAAATACGGCTCTCATCGGGGGTTAGGAGCATGTCCCAGTTCATCACGCGGCCTCGCGTGTTTGATCTGGACCGCTCTGCGAGGTGCAAACGATACCCCATTGCTTTCGCGCATCCTCAATCAGCATCAGCAGGTCAGTTATTGGCAGGATCGCCACCCAGTCCTTGTTGTTGCGTCTGTGTGCGACGATGGGAATCTTGCCGGCAGCATCGCTGATCGCCTGCTTGAGCCATTCGTAGAGACTGCCACTCTCGCAGCGCTTCACCTCGAAGTGGACGCCGGGAATGTCGTGGACGACATCGGGACTATCGCCGCCGCCAGAGAATTGCTGACCACGGCGCGCAGTGATCCCGCGTTCGCGGAGGAAGGCGGCGAACTCGCGTTCGCCTCTCTTGCCCTTATCCCGGCTGTTCATTGCCAATCACCTCCCGGTGCAGCCGCTCCAGCAGTGCGAGCACTTCTTTCAGGCCAGCCTTCTCAGCGATGAAGGCGATGATTGCTTCGAGGGCCGACGTGGCAGTCTGGAGCGCACGCTCCGCGCTCTGCTTCTCAGTCGCCTTGCGGATGACTTCGAGGAAGCGCGCCACGTCCTTGTTGCGCGGCCGGTAGGTCGGCTGGCCCCAAAACGGTGATCCAATTTTCGCCATCACGCCGCCTGCTTGAGCGGATAGGGGACGGCCTCGTGCCAGACCAGGCGGTGGAGCGCCTTGCGTTCCAGTTCCTCGATGGAACCGTCATTGATGAGATGAACGTCGCAGATGAAGCTATCGATGTGCGCTTCCGAGGCATGCTTGCGCGGCTTCCAGAACTGCCACCACTGGCGCGACACCTTGGCGATCTCGACCTGACCGGGGCGCGTGACGCGGGCGAGCATGCCGCCGAACTTCAGGATCGCTGCCGCCTCGTTCGGAAAGCGAACGTCGTCAGCGACAATGCGAAACCCGGCATCGAGCTTGGCCTGAGCACGGAGCTTCCAGGCGTTGACCCAGAAATTCTGATCGATCTGATTGCGGATGATGTCGGTGCCGAACCATTGCAGGAACCACCGTGGCGTCTTGCCGCATAGGAGGGAACAGGGCTGCTCCTTGAGACTTCCATCTACTTGTTCGCGGGTAAGACCCATCTCGCAGGCAGCGCCTTTGAGGGGGTCGGCAAATCGTACCCGCGCGAAGCCGTGCGCCTCACACAGGTAGCTGGCTACCGTCGTCTTTCCACAGCCGGCGAAGCCGGTGAGGCCAATGATGCTGATCATAAGAATGCTTACCTATTGAGGGGACTTGATTTTCCGTCGAACTCTGACTATCCTGTCAGTCAGGTGGGCGGCGGCCCTCCTCCTCGTCGGAGGGGAAGCCATCGTCCTCGTCGTTCAAGAACTCGTCAGGAGAGGTGCGCGCAGAACCCGCATTCACCCCCACGGCGCGAAGGTAGGCGTCGATGAGCGTCTGCTCGTACTGCATCTGCCGTGGGTCTTTACGCCGGAGCTGGACAATGGCCTTGAGTGCTTTGACATCGATCCCGTGGGACTTAGCTTCAGCGTAGATGTCCGCGATTTCAGTAGCGATTTCATCCCGTACCGCGTGCTTTTGCTCGACCCGCTCAACGTATGAGCGGATCGCACTTGCTGTGTGGCTATCCACCAAGGGTTCGTTGTCGGTGAACATTTGTGCGTGACCAGGGTGAATATCTCTTGAAAACGGGGGGTACAATACCCTTATCTAC